GGTCGAACGCCACCGCCTGCACCGTGTTGCGGGCCTCCAGCGTATAGGCGTGATCCTCCTGCCTGCCCTTGCCTTGCGGCCCTGCGTCCAGGTTGTCGCTGACAGCGCGCTCCTGAATGGCGATTGCGGGCGGCACTCCCGCGTTGGCGTGGCTTCCATCGTGCCCGCCGGCGCGCAGGGTCGGGGACACGTTCTCCATCGCGTCCCCGCCGCCCGACGACGCCCGCAAGGCGGTTGCAATGTCGCCCGTCAACTCGGCGGTTCCTCCGCAATCTCGACCACGGATTGCAACGCCATGTGCAGCGCGGGCGGCAACGCCTTTCCGCGCTTCTCGGCGCGGCGGAGAATACCAGCGCAAGCCTTCGTGGTCAGAAAAAAGCGTTCCGGTATGTGCCCTGTCTCCAAGACCTCGCTCAAGTTCACGAATTGCTCCTTCGGCCTCGGAGATAAAACCGTGCCAGTCACAAAGGCCGTCGAGGTTTCCAAATAGGTCGCTAGCTGCCTGTCTCGCATATCCTGTAAACGCCTTGAGTGCGGTCAAACCTGATCCATCCCCGTCGAAGTAGCTCGCGGGTGAGGTCGTTGATCTGATGATGGATTGAACGATGCTCAGAGCAGCTTGAGCACAAATATAGATTGTCGAGAGTGTTATTGTCCTTGTCGCAGTCGATGTGGTGGACGTGCTCATCAGGTCGCAGACGACGCCCGAGATGCTGCTCCATGACGGCGCGATGTTCGTAGATCGGCGATCCCTCACTGAACCCAATGATGCGCCTTCCGCTGTGTCGCCCGCTACTTGAGCGCACGCCGTTTCGCAGCTTGATACCGAGGTATTCTGCGCGCTTCCGCACTTGGAGAGGGCTTCGCCCCAATCGTCGTGCAACTTCGTCAGAAACGCTGTAAGCCCACTCGGCGTCGGCGGCGTCTCTGATGCAGCGCCGAAGCACCTCATCTTCGGCATCAGTCCAGCACGGGTTATTCGTGCCGGCCACTCCGAGACGCTTGCGCCGAGCCTCGACGGATCGCTTGCTTCGGCCAAGACGCTCAGCAACATCTCGGACAGGAGCTGCCCCGTTGCATTCGCGAATAACGGCGTCCTCTTCTGGCGTCCAATGTCGATATTGTGGCATACGAAAAATACCCTCCTGCGCCGCTGCGCCAGACCGAAATGCTGCGCATCCAATATATCGCAGTCGATGGCGTAGCCCAATGAATTAAGGCCCTTCATAAACTGCCCGAGGGCATCGTCTTCGTCCGAAACCACCCCCGGAACATTCTCCCATACGATGTATTGCGGCTTGTAGCGTCGTGCGATTTCCAGAAACGTCAGCGTCAGATTTCCGCGCGGGTCAGCAAGGCCCTTGCGAAGTCCGGCCACGCTGAAACTCTGGCAGGGGGTTCCTCCGCAGAGAACATCGACAGTTGCATCGGGCCACTCCTTGAATCTGGTCATGTCGCCAAGGTTCACGGCGCCGGGGAAACGATGCGCCAGAACGGCGCTCGGGAACTTCTCGATCTCGGACTGATAGCGCCAGTCGATCCACTGGGCCGAAACCTCCGGGGCGCCGATGCCGGAACAGACGGTCATGCCGATCATGCCTAGTCCCTCCTGTTCGCCATGCGGGCCATGTCGTCGGCCAGTTCGCGCATGTCACTCATTGGGGGTGTCCTTCTTGCGACAGCCAGATCATCGTCGCGCTCGTGTTCAAGCGGGCTGCGGCGGTGCGGCGGGGTCGGGTCAGTCATCGTGCGTTCCTTTCGTGCTGGGCGCCGGGTCACCACAAGCCGCCAAAGGCGGGGGAGGCTGGCGTGAACATGAGAGCCAGTGCGGCCCCGGCTGCGGGTGTTTCAGGCCACCGCCCGCTGGGCATCCGATCACCGCTGTCGGTCAGGGTAGACGGGGGTTCCGTCAAAGCGGCGATATCCAATTCCACCTTTCTTCTTCCGCGCGCCGTGGTGCTTCTGGTTCACCCGGCGGGCCTTGGCGATGTCGCGCGCGTCGGCTTTGGTCTTGGCCCGGTGACATGCGGTGTGGGCCGGGGCCAGGTTGGCGTCGCTGTCGTCGCGCGAGATCTCCAAGGGGATCACATGCTCGACTTCCCATCCCTCCTTGGCTCCGTCGATCTTCCCTTCACAGATGTGGCAGACGCCCTCATGTGCGGCGAATATCTCGGCCCGGCGCCTGGGGGTCATGCGGCGGCGGGTCATGCCGCTTCCCCCAGGTCTTCCGGCTTCACGCCCACCTTGTCGGCGATCCATTCGAGGATGGCCTGCTTGCTTTCCTGAAACCGCTCTCGCCCCATCGCCCGCAGGCTCTGGCTTTCTGGCGTCCACAGCGTCAGGATCGGGCCTCGCACTTGTCCGATGGCGTAGCCGTGGGCCTGCCGCAGGGCCTTCATCATCTCGGCCTGCACGCGACGGGCCGAGGCCTCGGTCGAACAGTCGATCGAGAAGGTATGGTGATGCCCGGTGGCGATCAGGGCGTGCTTGCGCAGGGTCTCCGGCGTCTCGGCCCACGGCATCTGCGCCAGATCCTCGGGCAGGCTGTGCCACGCCTCGGTCACCCATGCGAACTGATGACGGTGGCTGGCTCCGGAGCGCTCGCGCCGGATCTCGAGGGTGACGTACTCGCCATCCTCCAGTCCGAGATCCCTGTTGGTGTAGGGCAGGAAGCGCCCGCCCCACCACCGCGCCCGGACCTCCAGGGGGGCTGTCTCGCCGCTCATGCCATCCCCCAGATCTTCTCGACCATGCGGTGCAGCTGGGCGTTGAAGGATCGCACCTCCTGCGCCAGCTCTTCGATGTAGGCCTCGTCGCGTTCCACGCGGACATGGAACAGGGGCATGCCCGGCCAGTACGATACGAAGTCCCACCACGAGCGGCGGGTGATCCACATGCTCCCCTGTACCTGGGCAAGATGTTCGGGCGGGCACACGTCGCCACGGTCGTAGCACTCGATCATCAGGTGTGGCAGCTTGGTCTTGATCTCGACGCCGCCGTGATCGCCGACCAGTCCGTCCGGGCTGGCGCCGGCGCCGAGGTCCACGTCACGGACGAACCCCACGGGCTGGACCTCGACATCGCGAAGCAGTTCATAAGCGGATCGGGCCTCGGCCTCCATCGCCTTGCCGCGTTCCATGTGCCCGTTCGAGAAGGCCTCCATCGGCTCGCCCGTGATGATCTCACCGGCCAACTTCCGCATGTAGGTCGTGCGGGTCTTGCTTTCCGCGCCGCCCCGCCCCTTGGCGAGGACGGTCGAGAACTCGCTGGCCGTCACAATGCCGCGCCGGGCCTCAAACCACTCGGGCGTGCCTTGCTCCATCGTCAGAATTTCCATGCCGTTTTCTCCTGTGCTGGTGGCGGGCGTCTGTGTCGATCCATCGCGGCGGCCCGCTGGCACCTCGATGACTTCCTGTAACTCGTCATCCCAGATCTCGCGCGATCCGGTGTTGCCGAGCATGGGGAGGGGGAACCCCGCGCGCGGGGGGCGCGGTGTCGCCCCCTGCTGGACGAGGAACTTGCCGAAGTTCACTGGCGCGCCTCCGCCTCGCGGGCCTTCTGGCGCAGCATCTGCTGGGCTATCCCGAACTTCTTCGACGGCAGTTCGGACAGCCCGGCGATCCTGAAATGCTTCAGCAGGCGGGGCAGGTCGGCGCCGGACTGATCGACCAGCGTGTGCAGTTCAGCCAGTTGCTCCTCGCTGATCGCCTCGTTCATGGCCTTGGCGGCCTGACCATCGTCGTCATGCGCGGCGGCAAGGCCGAGGGCCAGCTTGAGGGTGTAGCGCTGCAGGTAGGTCACCGCAGAGCCGACAGCTTGGTAGCTGTTCTTCGACCCGCTTGCATCGGGCGACCCGCGCAGGGTGGTTTCCTCTGCATAGCCGTCCCGGTGGGCGAGGATGCAGGTGATCACCACGTTGCCGTCCTCCTGCGCCGAGCGGTAGCGGTACGACAGGCCGTGACGGGCGAGGGCGGCATCGACCGCGGTCGCGATGTCGGCCATGGTTTCGTGGTTGAACTGGGTCTGCCTGTTGTTGTGCGTGTAATCCACGCGCCCGGACTTCTGGATCGGCTTGACCTCGGCCTTGGCGGCGGCAACGGCGGCGTCGAAGGCGGCCTTGGCCTCGGCATTGCGGACCCGCTCCTGCATGGCGAGCAGGGCCTCCAGCTTCTCGATCGAGGCGTTCGGGTCCACAATCACCCGCTCGACAAGCGTGGCGATGGGGTTCGGGGCGGGCGCCGGGGCTTCTTCCCGGTGGGCAACGGCTGCGGTCATGGTCTTGTCCTCAAAGCAGAAGGGGGGAGAGGGCGAAGATCGCGATAGCGATCACGCCAAGGGCATCGGTGAGCAGGGCGCGGATCATGCGCCCCGCCCCATTTCGTGGGCCATGCGCCCGATCCTGTTGCCGAGATCCTCGAAGGTCTCTGCGCTGGCTCCGGGGCACTGGCCGAGGGCGTCAACGAACAACTGGACTGCGCGCTGGGGCGGTAGGCCGCGCACAGCCTGACGGATCAGGCTGTTGGCCTCGCTCATCTGGCGGATCTGCGCCTCGGTCATGCCGCAGCCCCGGGTTCGATAGCTGCCGGTGCCTCGCCGCGCGGCAAGCCGATCTGTTCGAACAGCATGTCCACCACGGCGAGGGCGTAGGCGGTCTCGGTCCCGGCGCCGCTCGCGATGGCGGCGGTGCGGGCCGAGGCGATCTTGAGGGCAAGGCTTTCGGGCGTGGAGCAGCCGAAGGCTTTGAGCAGGCTGCGGCGAGCCTCGTCGGCATGGTGCTGAACGCAGCCACTGTCGCGCCCGTGCATCCAGTAAGCGACATGGAGGGCGGCAGCCGTCTCGTCCATGTGGAAGCGGGCGGTCAGCACGCAGTCAACGTCGAACCGGGTCATGCGGCCACCTGTTTGGCAGCGGCCAGAGCGGCGTGGTATTCACGGCGGAGCGCACCAAGCTGAAGCTGCTGCGCCCAGGAGAGCCGGTCGGCATTCTCCAGATAGGCCAGCCGCTCCTTGAGGCGCTGGAGTTGTTCGGGGGTGGTGGTCATGTCGTTGTCCTCCTGTGATGGGAGGAAGGTGCACATTTTGCACGGCAACGTCAAGGCTGTTTGTGAACTATTTGCACGCGCGCTTCACGCTTCGCTTACGGCTGCATACGTGCTATCGGAACAAATGTTGAACGCGCGAGATTTACAACGCCGACGCCTTGAGGCGGCAATGGCCGATCTGTCGCCGGCGGGTTGCGAGGAGGTGTTAGCTTTCGCCTTCGCCCTTGCCGTGCAGGGCGGCCAGTGCTCGCGCGTGGGCGATGACAGCCTCGCGTTCGGCCTCGGAAAGCATGTCGCACAGGGCAAGTATCGTAGCCCTGTAGTCTTGCCCGTGGTTTTGCGTAAAGAGATCGACAACTCCGACCCCTAGTGCCGCCGCTATGGCGGCCAGGCGGCGTGTGTTGGCTGGCTCGCGTTCGTTCTCGATCTTGGACAGTTGCGAGCGATCGAGGCCAGCCTTCTCTGCCAGATCACTCTGGGTGAGGCCTGCGGCCTGCCGTAGTTCTTTGATTCTAAGACCCATGCCAAGGGTATAGCGGCGCAGAAGTGCCTGCGCGCGTGAATTACGATCACATATGAGACGCTGTGCCGTTGACATGTCTGTGCATATGGTGCACACCTGCCACATGCACAAGCTAGCACAGTTTTTGACCACCAAGGGCGAAACCCACGAGCGCTTCGCGAAGCGGCTCGGGGTCAGCCGTGCGCACCTGACCAAGATCGTCAATGGCACAGCCTACCCGTCGCGGAAATTGATGTTGCGGATCAGCGAGGCGACAGCGGGCGGCGTTCCGGTGACGGCGTGGTTCGAGCAGCCTGCGGAGTGACGCTCTGATGATCGTCGCCCTCACCAATGCCGAGGCACTGATCGCGTGGCATGTCGCCGCGATGCGTCAGGCCGACAACGTGCGCCGGGGCACATCGCCGAAGCATGGCGCGCCGCGTGGGTCTGGTGGGGACGCGGCCAACGTGCTTGGCGCAAAGGCCGAGATGGCCGTGGCAAAGGCGCTTGGGGTCTACTGGTCCGGCGCCCTTGGCGACTATGCCGCCGCGGATGTGGGCGGATACGAGGTCCGGGCCGTCGAGGAGCAGCTGCGCAGGCTGATCATTCACCCGTCCGATGTCGAGCGCAGGGCGGACCGTCCGTTCATCTCAGTCGTGTTTGACCGGGAGACGGGGTTGCGTGCCCACCTCCGGGGCTGGATCTACGCGAGCGATGCCGCGCGCCCCGAGTGGTGGCAAGACCCCACAGGGCAGGGGCGGCACGCCTACTTCGTCCCGAACGACGCACTGCGCTCGATGGCCGACTTGCCGTCTGCAGCCAAGATGCCGGGGGTGGCGGCATGATCGGCGGCGAAAGACTGAGCCAGAAGCTGGCGACCGTGCGCTGTCTGGATGAGTTGTCGGGTTTCGAGGGGGCCCTGCGAGAGCGCGGCGCGATGACGCCAGAGATACAGGCCCAGGTCGCCGAGCGCCGGGTCGAACTGATGCGGGCTGTCCGGGCCCAGACGCGCCGTGGGGGCCGCAAGTGATCGCCCCAGCGTCAATCCCATTCATCGGCAATGAGGCCGGTGGATCTGCGGGGCCAGTTGCCCCAGCAGTTTCCTGCCTGTCGCAAACAAACTTGCCTCGCTCGGAAACGGGCGAGGCCCTTTGCGCAACAGGAAAGGGGCTGGATGCGACTCCAGCCCCTCGGGGGTTCCAGCACAGGAAGCCTCTGAATGTCCACCCAGGTCCACGGAGGTCCATTCATGCCTACATATAGTGGTTGCACCGGCCCCGGTGTCAACGATCAATTCACCAAGTCCGTCGAGATGGCCTACCGCCGCATGGTGCGGTCATCGGTGCGGGCTTGCCGTGACCTGACCAAGGGCGACCGCGAGGTGCTGGTCGCCATGCTGAACGTGTCGTGGCACTACGGCGGGCGCCGCCCGATTTACCCCGGCGTGCAGCGCCTAGCGAAGCGGGCCAAGGTCACCGAGCGGACGGTCAAGCGGTCGCTGGCCAAGTTTCGGGCTGCGGGTCTGATCGATGTCGTGAGCCACGCCTCTGGCGGGAAGGGATCGACCCGATACACGCTGGACGAGGTGGCGATCCTGATCCTCTGCGACGCGAAACTGGTCTCGATCTGGGAGCAAAATGTCCCCCGGTTGAAAGTCAAAATGTCCCCCGGTGGGGGTGACAAAATGTCACCCGATAATAAAGACCGTTACGACTGCACCTCGAAGAACTCCCCCGTCACGGGTGACGAAACACCCGAGGGGGGTTCCCAGTGATGGCGCAACTCTCCCTTCCCGGCGTCCAGCCGGTGGCAAGGCCGGAGCAGGCCGGAGCCAGCAGGTTGAAAGCCTCAGGTCGGATCGAGGACGTCAACCTCGGTTCTCAATCCTCTGGCTCAGGCAGGCCTCAGCGCAAAGAACTGCGCCCACATCAGCATCGAGCGCTCGACCTGCTCCGCCGATCCGCTGGCGCAGGCAACAGCCGTATCGTCATTCAAGGACCGACCGGGTTCGGGAAGACGCTGGTCGCTGCCCGGATCATCGAGATGGCCCGTGCGAAGGGGAACCGGGTCATCTTCACCGCGCCCGCGATCTCGCTGATCGACCAGACCGTGCGCGCGTTCGAGGCCGAGGGACTGACCGGGATCGGCGTGATGCAGGCGAGCCACCCGAGGACTGACCCGAGCGCCCCGATCCAGGTCGCATCGGTGCAGACGCTGTCCCGGCGCGACATCCCCGCGGCATCGCTGGTGATCGTGGACGAGTGCCACATCCGCAGCCGCGTGGTGGACCGGCTGATGGACGAGCGCCCCGATATTTTCTTCGTGGGCCTGAGTGCGACCCCGTGGCGAAAGGGCATGGGCCGCCGCTGGCAGGATCTGGTGATCCCGGTGACCATCGGCGACCTGATCGAGCATGGGTATCTCAGCCAGTTTCGCGTGCTGGCCCCGGACGTGCCCGACCTGTCCGGTGTCAAGACGCGGCAGGGCGAGTACGTGGAGGCGGACCTCGAGGCCGTGATGGGCGAGGCCAAGCTGATGGGCCATGTGGTCGAGACCTGGCTGGAGCATGGCGCGGGCCGACCGACGTTGCTGTTTGGCGTGAACCGGGCGCACGCGGCGGCGCTGCGGGCCAGCTTCGAGCGGGCCGGGGTGGCGGCGGGCTACGTCGATGCCTTCACCGATGGGCCGGAGCGCGCGCTGCTGGAGCGACAGTTCCGGGCGGGCGAGGTGCAGGTGGCCTGCTCCGTCCGGACCCTGACCACGGGCGTGGACTGGCCGGTGTCCTGCATCATCGACGGGGCCCCGACGAAGAGCGAGATGCTCCACGTCCAGAAGAGCGGGCGGGGTCTGCGGGTCAACGCCGGAACCGAGGACTTGCTGGTTCTCGACCACGCGGGCAACGCTTTGCGCCTCGGGCTGGTGACGGACATCCAGCACACGGCCCTGAGCAGTGGCGCCGAAGACGCCCCGGCGGAGCGCGCGAAGGCCGAGCGACTGCCGAAGCCCTGCGCGGAGTGCGGGACGCTGAAGGCCGAGCGGGTGTGCCCCCATTGCGGGCACGAGAGCAAGGCGGGGCATGGCGTCGAGGTGGCCGAGGGGCAACTGGTCGAGATCACCGGCAAGGCGGGGAAGAAGAAGCCCGCGCCGACGCATGACGAGAAGCAGATCTTCTACTCGATGGCCCTGTGGATGGCGGACGAGCGCGGCTACAGCGAAGGCTGGGCGGCGCACAAGTATCGTGAACGCTTCGGCGTCTGGCCCCGGAACCTGACGCGCGACCGGGTGCCTGCCGATGCCGCTTTCCTTGGCTGGGAAAAGTCCCGCCGGATTGCATGGGCGAAGGGCCGGGCCAAGCAGGAGGCGCGGGCATGAGCCACCACATCAAGACCCAGGACGCGGCCCGCAGCAAGTGGCGCGGCATCCTGTTGCAGCTTGGCGTGCCCGAGGCCGGCCTGTCCGGGCGCCACGCTCCATGCCCGCTTTGCGGCGGCGAGGATCGTTTCCGCTTCGACAATCAGGAGGGCCGGGGCACCTACATCTGCAACCGGTGCGGGGCAGGCGACGGCCTCAAGCTGGCGATGGAGTTTACCGGCCAGCCGTTCTACGAGACCGCGATCCTGATCGACGACATCATCGGCAACGTGCGGCCCGACGCGGACAGGCCGCGCGCCGAGATGTCCGAGGAGGATCGGCGCCGCATCCTGCGGGAGATGTATGCCGCGTCCAGCCCGGCGCAGCCCGGCGACCTGGTGGACACATACCTCACCAGCCGAGGCGTGGGCGAGGTGGTCTATCCGCCCGCGCTGCGCTTCGCCCCGTCGCTGCGGGATGGCGAGGGCGGGGTGCGTCCAGCGATGCTGGCGATGGTGGGTGTGCCGGGGGCCGATCGGTTCGCCACGATCCACCGGACGTTCCTGCGCCCGGACGGTCGGGCCAAGGCAGAGATGGCAGCGCCTCGCAAGCTGGCACCGGGCAGCGTGCCCGAGGGTGCCTGCGTGCAACTCTGCGACTGGACCGGCGGCCCGCTCGGCATCGCAGAGGGGATCGAGACCGCCCTGTCAGCCTCGGCCCAGCACGGCATGGTCGTCTGGTCGGCCATCAACAGCACGATCCTGCAGCGCTGGTCCCCGCCAGAGGGCTGCACCGAGGTCGTCATCTTCGGCGACAATGACACGGCATTCGGGGGGCAGGCTGCGGCCTACGCCCTCGCGCATCGCCTCGGCGCGAAGGGCATCCGCGTCGAGGTCCACATCCCGGCCATGCCGGGCACCGACTGGAACGATGTCCACCTCAGCACAGGAGCAAGTAATGTCGCTTAACAAGGCAATGTTGATTGGGAACGTGGGCCAAGACCCCGAGACCCGGACATTTCAGGACGGGGGAAAGGTCGCCAACTTCTCGATCGCCACGTCCGAAAAGTGGAAGGACAAGCAGACCGGCGAGAAGAAAGAGCGCACCGAGTGGCATCGGGTCGCGGTCTTCGGCCCTCTCACCGGCGTCGTGGAGAACTGGGTCAAGAAGGGCAGCAAGGTCTTCGTCGAGGGCGAGATCCGCACCCGCAAGTGGCAGGACCAGTCGGGGCAGGATCGCTACTCCACCGAGATCGTGTTGCAGGGGCCGGGCGCGACCCTCAAGCTGCTGGGCGATCCGCGATTGGGCGCCGGCGCCGACGAGCGCTACCCCGCCGACTACAGGGACGGACCTGGGGCCCCATCGTCTGGCGCAGGCAGCCACGCAGGCGCCAGCGTGCCCGGTGAGCAGCCCCTCAATGACGAGATCCCCTTCTGATGCGCGCGCACGACACACAGCCCGAGGACATCAGCCTCGCTGATCTCTGCCGTCCGATCAGCGCAAAGGTCATGCCCCGCTCCTCCCTCTGGACCGACAGCCACTACATCAAGGATCCGGAGGAGGCCATGAAACATCAACGCATCGACAGCGCAGCATCCTTCGGGCGCCGCAGGGCAAAGGCAAAGGACGAGTGAATGAGTTGGCGGCCAGTCCCGCGCCTGCCCGCATCATCGCCCGTAGAAAGGGCGGTGAGGTGGATCATCGCGCATGAGGCCGCCAGCTATCCCGAGGCGTCCCGGAAATTCTGCGTCTCGGTCAACTCCATCCGGTCGCGCATCGAGTATCGCTATGGCTCCCTCATCATGGCCCGCGAAACAGCCGGCACAGACAAAGATCCACAGCGAGTGACCAGACGGTGTATCATCTGCCGGACCGAACAGCCAATGGACACACGGCAGTACATCTGCACCAAGTGTGCAGGACAGGTAGAGCAGGCAGACGGGGAGATGATCTGATGACCGTCAAGAGACCGAGGGGAGGGCAGACTGTCTACAACCGGGAGATCGCGGACAAAATCCTCGAAAGGCTACGCGAAGGAGAGGGCCTCAACACCATCTGCCGAGACCCGGACATGCCGTCGGGTTCAGCCGTCAGAGGGTGGGCGCTGGATGATCGGGACGGCTTCGGTGCAAGGTACGCGCGCGCGCGGGAAATAGGCGCCTTGGCGATGGCCGATGACATCCTCGAGATCGCGGATGATGCACGCAACGACTGGATGGAGAAGCACGGCGAGGATGGCGTGGCCTATGTCCTGAACGGGGAGCATGTGGCGCGGACCAAGCTGCGGATTGATACCCGGAAGTGGATGCTGTCCAAGGTGCTGCCCAAGATATTCGGGGACCGGGTGGATCACACGATGACGATCGAGAAGCTGGAGCGCGTCGAGGTGGCTCTGGTCGAGGCGCCGCGGCGGATGAAGGACGTGACGCCACCGGAGGCGGCATCGGCAAAAGAAAGGTAGAATCGAAAATGAAAATGAAGTGGACCGAAGTGGAGAACATGTATGGCGACATGGAGCAAATGGGGGCGCATCGCGATGGCGGGGCGCGCTGTACGTTGGAGCCATTTTTAGGGCCTATCGTGTCGGTCTGGGTGTCGGTGAACGGGACGGAGGCTGAAGGAAAGAAGATAGCAGAAGCTGGCTTCCGGGCGATGCGCAAGGAAATGAAGCGCCTTAAAGTGGAGGCGTGTGCTTTCCCCGATGGGCCTGAAGATCAGCCCTCCCCCGGAGGCGGCTGAGTGAGCGTCTGGCGCCCCCAGGTGGCCAAGGTGTTCGGCCCGCTCTGGTCGGACGGGGCCAAGGGGGTGCGCTACCTTGGGGCGCACGGAGGACGGGGCAGCGGCAAAAGCTGGGACCGCGCGCTGGCCGGCGTGGTCCGCATGACCAGCGAGCCGGGGTTCCGGCTGGCCTGCGTGCGCGAGGTCCAGAAGTCATTGAAGGATTCGGTGCATCAGTTGCTGGTGGACACGATCCAGCGAGAGGAACTCGGCGCGCAGTTCGATGTGACCGAGCGCGCGATCACGAACACGGTGACCGGCGCCTATGCCATATTCATGGGCATGAAGGACCAGAATGCGGAGAGCGTGAAGTCTCTGGAGGGCTTCGACGTGGCGTGGTGGGAGGAGGCGCAGACGGCATCGAGCCGCAGCCTGGAACTCTTGCGCCCGACGATCCGGAAGCCTGGCTCGCAGATATGGGCGACGTGGAACCCCCGCTTCCGGCGCGACCCGATCGACGTGCTGCTGCGCCAGTCGAGCGCGACCGAGGACGAGCGGGTGGTGGTGCGCGCGAACTGGGATGCCAACCCGTGGTTCTCGGCGGAACTGGAGCGCGAGCGGCAGATCGACCTTGAGCAGACGCCTGACCGATATGCCCACATCTGGGAGGGCGCCTACGAGGCCGAGAGTGACACGCAATTCATCAGCGGCGCGGTGGTCCGGGTGGCGCGGGAGCGGGAGTTCTACACCGACGCTTCGGACCCGATGATCTTGGGCGTGGACGTGGCGCGGTATGGTGATGACCGGACGGTGATCTGGGCGCGGCGCGGGGCCGATGCCAGGACGCACCCGCCGGTCAGGCTGCGTGGGGCGAACACGATGGAGGTCGTGGGCCGGGTGATGGAACTGGCACAGGAGATCCATGCCGATGCCATCTTCGTTGACGAGACGGGCGTGGGCGCAGGCGTGGTGGACCGGCTGAACCAGTTGACGGACATCTGCATCGGGGTCAACTTCGGCGCGGTGTCGGATCGCCCGGCGCAGGGCCTCCCCCGTGCCGCGAACAAGCGGGCGGAGATGTGGGTCAGGATGCGCGAGCATCTGCGCACCGGGCTGGCGCTGCCGGATGACGACGACATCGAGGCGGACCTGACCGGCCCGCTCTACAGTTTCGACCCGAAGAACCAGATCCTGCTTGAGAAGAAGGACGACATGCGCAAGCGGGGTGTGCGGTCGCCGGACGATGGTGATGCGCTGGCCCTGACCTACGCCTACCCGGCGGTGGCGCGCGCCCTGAAGCGTGCCGAGGAGGACCGGGAGGCGGACGACTACGATCCGATCTGGGGCGCCGTCGGTTAATTCCGCGCGACCATAATTCTACGGGCAGGCCCCGATTATACTGGGCGGAACAGACATCTGCCCGGAGACCGGCCCATGTGCATCGGCGCGCCCGACATCAAGGAACCGATCGAGTATCAGACCTCGCAGTCGCCCGACTACAAGACGCCTGAAAACGTCATGACCGGGCGTCGGGGCACGATCCTCGCTGGCACCGGCACGGGTACGCCCAACATGAACCGGCGTCGGCGCGGCACTGTCCTGTCCGGCGCATCCGGCGGCGGCATGGGGCCGACCTCGGTCCCGGCCAAGCGCACGGTTCTGGGGGGCTGATGGCCAAGCAAGACCCCTCGCACGCCAAGGTCAAGCGACTGGAGCGCCGCCGCGAGGCGATGGATGCGGAGTACCGTCACTGGGAGCCGCATTACCGGGTGCTGCGTGACTGGATCCTGCCGAGCCGGGGGAAGTTCAACGTCAGCGAGGATCGCTCCGGCGCCGGGCTGAACCGCAACATCATCGACAGCACGGCGGCGCGCGCGCTGCGCACCCTGCGGGCCGGGCTGATGTCGGGCATGACCTCGCCCTCGCGCCCGTGGTTCCGCCTCGGTCTCTACAACGACGACCTGATGGACGTGCCTGCGGTCAAGCAATACTTCGAGATTGCCCAGAAGCGGATGTACACGGTCCTGCGCGGGTCGAACATCTACCGCACCTTCGACGCCTGCTATGGAGACATCGGTCTCTATGGCACGTTCGGCGGCCTGCTGGTCGGCAGCTTCGACACCATCGTCCACAGCCATGCCCTGCCGATGGGCAGCTATCGGCTGGCCGAGGGCGAGGAGGGCGTGGTCTGCGCCATGCACTACGACACCCGCCGCACGGTGCGCCAGTTGATGAAGGAGTTCGGCTACGACGCACTGAGCGACCGGGTCAGGCGCCTTGCCGACCGGGACCAGATGGAGGAATGGGTCAAGCTGTCCTTCGCCATCGAGCCGCGCGAGGAGCGCGACCCGTCCAGCTTCATGGCGACCGACATGCCTTATGCCGCCTTCTACTGGGAGAGCGACCAGAAGGAAAAGCTGCTGCACGAGGGCGGGTTCCCGTTCAATCCGATCCTTGGCCCGCGCTGGGAAAGCGTGATGGGCGAGACCTACTCGGTCAGCAGCCCCGGCATGATGGCAATCGGGGATGCCATCCAGCTGCAGGCCCAGCAAAAGGAAAAGGCGATGGCCGTGCAGATGCAGGTCAGGCCCCCGATGCTGGCCCCGGCAAGTTTCAAGGCCCGGTTCCGCAATGTCCCCGGCTCGATCACCACGATGTCCACCGACGACCTGCAGAAGGGCGGCCTGCGCCCGGCGCACCAGGTCAACCCTGACATCAACGGGCTGATGATGGACATTGCCGAGACGCAACGCCGGATCTCGTCGGCCTTCTTCGAGGATCTGTTCATGCTGACAATCCAGTCGGATCGGCGGCAGGTCACGGCGCGCGAGATCGCCGAGCGCCACGAGGAGAAGCTGATCGTTCTCGGCCCGGTTCTCGAGGCCCTCGACCACGGCCTGCTCCAGCCGGTGGTGGAGACGACGTTCAACTACATGCAGCAGTCGAACCTGTTGCCCGAGCCGCCCGAGGAACTGCAAGGGCAGGCCATCAAGGTCGAGTACGTCAGCCTGCTGGCACAGGCCCAGAAAATGGTGGGCACCGCCGCAATCGAGCGGGTGGTGGGTTTCGCCGGATCGCTGGCCCAGATCAAGCCGGGCGCGCTCGACAATATCGACGAGGACGTGATGGTGCGCGAGTTCGCCGACCAGGTCGGGCCGCCGGTGGAGAGCATCCGGACGCCCGAGATGGTGGCGCAGATCCGCGAGCAGCGGGCGCAGGCAGCGCAGGCCCAGCAGATGATGGAGCAGGCCCAGCCGATGGCGAACGCCGCGCGCCTCCTGTCCGAGGCGAATGAGCGATCCGAGCGGACGCTGCAAGAGAGCCGGAGGGTCAGCTGATGCGCGGGCCTGACATCTCGACCTGGCCCTCGGGCATCTACAAGGGCGACGTGCCGTCGTCCGACGATGTGACCGAGCGGGCGGCAGAACTGTTGCAGCGCCGGGTGCTGAATGCCTGGGCGCGGCTCTACGACAGCGAGGACGGGCGCGCCCTGATCTGGGATCTGCTCGACCGCTGTGGCCTGCACTCCGTTACGCACACCGGGAACAGCAACAGCGCCTTTCTCGAGGGCCAGCGCAACGTCGCGCTTACGGTCCTGAAGGAGTTCCTGCTGCCGCTGGACCCCGGCGCCCTCGGCACGCTGATGGCCGAGGCGCAGACCCGATACGACCACCTGTCCGCCGTCGCTACAGCGGAAATCGAGCAAGGAGAGACCAATGGCTGATGAGACCACGACCGAAACCACCGACGCCACGCCCCCGGCTGGGGACCAGGCGACCGCGACCCCGCCCCAGGGCGGCGATGGCGCGCAGGCTGGCACGGTCCTGAGCCAGCCCCCGGAATCCACCCCACCCCAAAAGGCCGAAGCCGAGGGCGAAGGTGGTGACAAGACCACGACGGAAGACGGGAAGGGCGAGAACACCGACCCCGGCTCAGACGTGGAGTTCGACCTCACTCCCCCCGAGGGGATGGAGGGGTACGCGAAAGAGTTCGAGGCGTTCGCAACGGACGTGAAGGGCTGGATGAAGGAACACCCGGAGGCCTCGGCGGCTGACGCTCTGAAATGGGCAGCCGGTCGGCAGGCGGAGATCGCCAAGCAGCAAGGGATCGAACTGATCCAGAAGCACAACGATCGAACCGGGGCGTGGCTGGAGAGGGCGAAGGCCGATCCAGCCATCGGCGGGGACAAGTTCGACGAGAACGTGGCTACTGCCATCAAGGGCCTGGAGGTGCTGAAAGACCCTGAACTTGCCGAGCAGCTTGAAGCGTCTGGCCTCGGCAACCATCCGTTCATCCTCCGCGCACTGGCGGCGGTGGGCAAGCAGGGCGAACAGTCGCCCGTGCTGGCCCCGGCTGGTGGCGGCGCGCGGCCCAATTTCGCCAACACCCTCTACCCCGACTGAGCCATGAAAGGACTGACCAATGGCTGAACTCGCAGACACCAACCCGCACCTGGCCGACATCCTGTCGCGCACCGATCCGGACGGGTCCATCGCCAAGATCATCGAGGCCGCTGCCGAAGCGAACTCGATCATCGGGGATGCGACCTATCTCCAGTGCAACGACGGATCGAAGCACAAGCACGTCATCCGCACCGGCATTCCTGAGCCGGCGTTCCGCAGCTACAACCAGGGCGTCCAGCCCTCGAAATCGACCACGGTCCCGGTGGTCGATACGTGCGGCATGATCACCGACTACTCGGAGGTGGACAAGGAGCTGGCCGATCTGAGCGGCAACTCGAAAGCGTTCCGCGCTTCTGACGTGATCGCGAAGATGCAGGGGTTCAACAACTTCGTCGCCGAGAACATGATCTACGGCAACACGGCGACCACGCCCGAGGGCTTTCTCGGCCTGGCCCCGCGCTACTCTGATCCGACTGCGGCCTCCGGTCGCCAGATGGTCACCGGCGGCGGGTCCGGCTCGGACAACACCTCGGTCTGGTACGTGACCTGGGGCGGGCAGGGCTGCAACCTGCTGTATCCCAAGAACTCGCCGGTCGGATTCCAGCATCGTGACCTCGGCGAGGACACGAAGGACACCGGCTCGGGCGCGTTGATGCAGGTGTACCGCGACTACATGTCGTGGAACATCGGCTTCGCCCTCGGCGACTGGCGGGCAAATGCTCGGGTCTGCAACATCGACGTGTCGAACCTGACCGCCGATGCCGCATCCGGTGCTGACCTCCTCGACCTCATGATCGACGCCGAGGAACTGCTCGACACGTCCGCGACGATGGGCGTGAACATGGACGGCGAACTCGTGACCGGGCGGACCATGATCTACGTGGGCCGGACAGTGGCGAAGTTCCTGCGCAAGCAGGCGCTGAACAAGTCCAACGTCGAACTGCGCGTGGACGAGGTCGCGGGCAAGCGCTGCACCATGTGGGGCGAGTACGCGGTCAAGCGCATCGACGCCATCACCGACGCCGAGGCCACCATCTCCGGCTTCTAAGCCTGATCCGGGCGGCCCTGCGGGGCCGTCCTTGGCACCAGAAACGAAAGGAACAGAGCCATGATGCTCGATGCCAACACCAAGTTCTCGGACGATCAGGCGATCACGGCGACCGCTGCGTCCACCAACTACATGGACCTCCAGGCGGCGAACACGCCTCCGGGTGGCCCGGCCTCGCTGGGGCACAAGATCGGCGGGGCGCTCGACATCCCTCTGCTGATCCAGGTGACCACCGACTTTGCCACGCTGACCTCTCTCACGATCAGCATCGAGACCGACGACAACACGTCGTTCTCCTCGGCCAAGACGGTCGCCTCGACCCACGCCATCCCGGTGGCGGACCTCGTGGCGGGCTACATCGCCCCGCTCACGGTGATCCCGCACACGGCGGCCGAGCGCTACGTCCGGCTGAAGTACACGGTCGGCGGGTCGGACGCTACCGCGGGGGCGGTGGTCGCCGCTGTCGCCACGGGGATCCAGACCAATGGCTAAGGCGCCGGCGAAAACTGTGAAGGTGATCGCCCGCCGCAAGGGCCAGAAGCCTGACGGCACCTGGGCGCGCGAGGGGGAGGTCTTCGAGATTGCCTCCGACCTCGTGTCCACGCGCTGGATGCGCCCGGTCACCGCGGAGGAGCGCAAGGCCGCGTCGGCGGCTGGCTCCGGCGAAGCCTAAGGCAGGGCAACCTGTCGAGCAGCCCCACGAGGGGACAGTGAAGGGGCGGGGGCGGTGCGCTGCCCCCGCCCACCAGAGGACCGGGGATACCGATGGCCATCACCAAGCTAGAGATCTGGAACCGCGCCCTCACCGGGTATCTCGGTGTCGGCAAGCTGGCGGACCTGACGACCTCGACCCCGGCGCAGGAGCAGTGCGAATTGCACTATGACGCCACGGTGCGTTCGCTCCTCGAGGCGCACGAATGGACGTGGTCCCTGACGCGGGCCACGCTGACGGCAGAGGCGACGAACGATCGGTCCAGCGAGTGGGCCTACAAGTACCGGATGCCGGGCGACGTGCTGGTGATCCGCTGGATCAACGCGGCAACGACGGCGCGCTCGCTGATCGCGGCCCACCGGAACCCCGACACGCCGCGCCAGATCTACGGCGACCACGTGTATTCGGACGTGGCCAGCGCGGTGATGGAGTATCATGCGCTGGTCGAGGATCCTTCCGCCTGGTCGCAGGCCTTCGCCGACGCGGTGGCGGCAACGCTTGCCAGCCACATGGCGATGCCGCTGACCGAGAACAGCAGGCTGGCGCAGCGTGCCATGCAGATGGCACAGGTCAACCTGGAGAAGGCCATCGTTCATGACGAAAGCCTGATGAGTGACCGCGAGGCGGCGGTGCAGGTGCCGTGGCGAGACGCGCGGGGCGCGACGGACATGACCTATCCCCCGATCCTGAACAGTGACGGGAGTTATTCCTGATGCCTACCTCGCGCTGGCAACCAGCGTTTTCCGCAGGGGTGGTCGGCCCGGCGCTGCATGGGCGGATGGACCTTGACAAGTACGACCTCGCCTTGAAGGTGGGCGAGAACGTCATCGTCCACGCGCATGGCGGCGTGTCGAACCGGGCGGGCACCGAATACATCGGCACGGTGTCGAGTGCGACCGGCTCCAAACTGATCCCCTTCGAGCGCAGCGCCTCCGAGAACTACATGCTGGTGTTCGGGAATCAGACGTTGCGGGTCATCCAGGACGGTGCCTTCGTCCAGTCGGGCGGCGTCACCTATGTGATTGCGTCCCCCTTCGAGACGGCGGATCTGGAAGTCCTGACGTATGCCCAGTCGATCGACGTGATGTATTTTGCAAACGGCGGGTTGCCCCGGAAACTGCTGCATTTCGGTGCAGCCAGCTGGCAGTTCGACACGGTCAGCATCGCGCCCGATCTCGCCCGGCCTAGCGTCACGCTGTCCAAGACGGACAGTTCCGAGGGGACCGAGAACGAGTACGTGACCTACAAGGTATCGGGCGTGATCGACGGGGTGGAGGGCTACCCGTCCACGGCGGTCGGGATCACGGTGACCGACCTGAGTTACCGGGGATCCGAGGTGCTGGTGCAGTGGTCTGTCACCCAGTACGCCGATTATTATCAGGTCTACAAGCAGCGCGGCGCCTCCTTCGGGTACGTGGGCTATGCCGAGGACGGGACCAGCGGGTTCACGGACAAGAACATCGCGCCGGACATGACGCTGGCGCCCATCGAGGAGCCGGACTTCACCGCCAATGGGGAATACCCCTACGTGGTCGGCTTGTTCCAGCAGCGCCTGATCTATGCCAATAGCCCCAGTTACCCGGAGACGATTTGGTTCAGCCAGTTGGGGGATTACGAGAACTTCTCGAAATCCGAGGTACTGCGCGCCACGGACAGCTTCGAGATGGACGTGACCGGCATGAGCCTGAACCGGATCAAGCACCTTCTGCCGCTGCGGGAGTTGCTGGTGTTCGGGGCCGGTGGCGAGTGGTCCCTGACCGGCCCGGACGGCGGGATCTCGGCAACGAACACGGCGCAGCGCCAGTTCGGGTACTCGGGCTGCGGGGACGTGGCCCCTATCGTGGTCGAGGATACGGCGCTGTTCGTGGATCGGTCGGGCCGCCAGGTGCGCGACCTGCGCTATGCCTTCGAGCAGGACGGCTACTCGGGCAACGACCTGACCATCTTCGCCTACCATTTCTTCGAGGGTCGCACGATCGCATCGTGGGCCTATGCCAAAGTCCCCGATTCGATCATCTGGGTGGCGCTGGACAACGGCACGCTGCTGTCGCTGACCTACAAGCGCGAGCATGGGGTCTGGGCCTGGGCCACGCATGACGTGGGCGGGTCGGTCCTCGACGTGGCGGTGATCCGAGAGGGCACGGACGACAGCCTCTACATGATCGTGGAGCGCGAGATCGGCGGGGTGACGGTGCGCTACATCGAGCGCATGACGACCCGGCAGGATGACACCCTGGCCGAGGCCTACTTCGTGGACTGCGGGGTGACCTACACCAGCGTGGGGGGGCAGGCGAACTGGACCTTCCCCGATTGGCTGGACGAGAACGACACCGCCAGCCTCGCGGTGCTGGCCGATGGTGTGGTGATCACGGACTTCACGGTGAACGCCGGGGTGATCAGCACCTCGGTGACCGCGAACACCTTCACGATCGGGCTGAAGTTCACCAGCGAAATCGAGACCCTGCCGCCTGCGATCCAGTTGGAGGACGTGGGCAACGCGCGAGGGCGCCCGATCAAGGCGTCGAAGGCATACCTTCAGGTCGAGAAGACGGCGGGCATCAAGTTCGGCCCGACGCGGGAGAAGCTGCACGCCTACACCGAGCAGTCGGGCCTCGTCACCGGCACGATCCAGATGACGCTTTACCCGGACTGGAACCGGGAAGGGAACATCGTGGTGCGCCAGGATCAGCCGCTGCCCATGACGATCCTCGGCATCGCGCCGGACTACAGCATCGGGAGGACGCCGGGATGATGGACGGGGCCAACGGGTTCAACCACATGATTGTGCCCGACGTGCGGCGCGGGGTGGAGATCGTGCCGGCGGGACCGGGGGATTTCGAGATCCTCCTGCGCAACATCCGCCCGATTGACAGGTTGGAGGCCGAGACGGTGGCGGGCATGGGCCTCGAGGAGGCGCTTGACCTGGTGGCTGGGCGCAGCATGAGGACGCGGGCGGGCTACATCGACGGCGAACTGGTGGCGATCTGGGGCGTGGGCGCGCACACGGTCCTGTCGACCGAGGGCACGCCCTGGCTGCTGGCGACCACCGCGATGGAGCGGCGCGAGGTGCGGCGGGTGTTCGCGGCCCGTTCGGCGGAGGAGTTCGGGCGCACCATCGCCGGGTTCCGCCGCCTCTGGAACTACGTCCACGCCGAGAACCGGCACGCCATTCGCTGGCTCCGGTGGCTGGGCTTCGAGTTCCCCGAGCATCGCGTGACGATCGGCGGTGAGCCGTTCGAGTTCTTCCGAATGGAGGTGCAGTAGATGTGCGTTCCCCTTCTTGCAGGCCTGGGCGCGGCGGCGGGCACGGCAGGCGCCGGCGTTGGAAGCATCGGCACGGTCCTGTCTGCCATCGGCGGGCTGGTGTCCGGGTTCTCGGCCATGGCAAATGCGCAGGCGATGGCCGAGGCGGCGCAGAAGAACGCCGAGGCCGCGCACCGGCAGGCGCTGGAAACGCTGGAAAGCGGGCGCGAGGAAAGCGACCTGTCGAACCGGCGCAATCGCCAGCAGATCTCGGCCAACATGGTGGCGATGGCGGCCAACGGGCGGGACGTGACAGACCCGAACGCGCTCGAGATACTCGACGACAGCCAGGAGGTGATGGCGCAGGACGCCTTCCGCATCCGCGAGAACGCCCGGCGCACGGCCAATGCGCAGGAGGTGCAGGCCTACAACTACCGGGCTGATGCGGCGCGCTACTCGATGGAGGCGGCCATCGCGCCGATCTCCACGATCCTCTCGACCGGGGCCAAGATCACCGAACGGTATGCGCCCTGGGTGGCCGGGCAGACCTATCCCGGCACCAGTTCCACGATCATGGGGGGTGGCTACTGATGGTCGCTATCGTTCGCCAGCTGCAGCCGACGCAGGTCACCCGCGCCACGCCTTTCGTGGAGCGCCGGGCGGCGACCTCGGGCCGGGCCGGGGAAATGCTGGGCAGCGCGCTGTCGGAAATGGGCGGCGCGCTGTGGGAGATGGAAGACGAACTCGCCACGGCGCACGCCTACCAGGTGGATGCGGAGTGGACGGACTTCCTGCGCCGGGTGCAGCACGGCGACGGGGAGGGAGATCAGGGGTTCTACGGCCTGAAAGGTGTGGACGCGATCAACGCGCGCGAGGGCGTGGTCGGCACGGTGCAGGAGAAGTACCGCGAACTGGTCGAAAGCCTGAACCCTCGGGTGCGGGCGGCGACGGTGCGCTCGATGGAGGCGCGCTACCAGTCCTTTATCAAGACGGCGAACACCTTCACGGCGGGGCAGGCGACGGCGGCCCGGCGTGGCGCGGCGGAGGCGCGGGACCGGGTGTCGCGGCTGGCGGCCTATGACGCGCTGGCGGCGGGTGACATCGAGGGCTTCGACATGCAGGTGGCAGCGATCCGCGCACAGATCGAAGAAGACCCGAAATACCTCGCAGCCGACGAGGACGGGCGCCGTCTGATGATCTGGAAGCAACTGGAGCCGCTTTACAAGGAGTACATCGATGAGGTGGTCCGGACGGACGGCGCATCGGCGGCTCTCGCTGTCGCGGAACAAGGCTACAGTTCGGGGGTGATCGGGCCAAGCACGGTAATGGACGCGCGCCAGAAGCTGGGTGAGGCCGCCGAGGTAGAGGGCGCGCTCGCCGCAGCCAATGCCGCGATCAACACCGGCACGCTGACCATGCCCACCGGCACGTATTCGTCTGGCTCCGGTGATCCGGCACCGACAGGCGATGACTACTGGTCGGACCCGAGCGTTCTTCCGATGGGGCAATGACATGGCAGCGAGCCTTTTCCTGACCGACTACGAGAAGACCAAGCGGTTGCGCCCCAAGTACGGGGTCGAGCATGTGGGGGTGGAACAGGTCCACGTGACCAACCAGGGCTATGGGCCGGGCTACGAGATCGACATGGAGGCGTCCCTCGCCGACCGCAACGCTGGCCTTGTGATGCAGCGTCAGGACAGCCTGTTCGTGTCGTCACCCTTCGATGTAGGGGAGGACCGCACCGGGACCGGCATGGCCTTCCCCGATCCGGAGCCAACGACCGAGGCCGAGGCCCCTGCGGAACCCGACGTGCCCGATGGTGTGGACCTGAAAACGCCCTTCGAGGAACTCGGCCCGGCGCAGCAGATGCTCCGGATCCAGCACATGAAGGAGCAGTTCATCGCGGCCTATGGCGACACGATGTCGGCCAAGGCCCTCAAGGCGGCGGTGCAGCAGTTCGACTTGCGGCAGGCGGAGATCGACCGGACGAACGTCCTGACCCGCGCGGCGGCCAACGAGGAACTGATGACTTGGGTGCGCGAGGGTAACGACCCGAACGGGTTCCCGGTGAGCAAGCGGGAACTGATCTCCGAGGCAGGGTGGGACGCGGCGAATGCCGTGTATTTCCAGACGGTTGCGGGCACGGGGAACGTGACGAACCCGATGGTCTACAACGCGCTGCGGCAGGAGACGATGCGCATCGACCCGGCGACCGGGCGGCTTGGCATCGTGGACGTGAACCTCGCCGAGTACGCGGCGGGCCTGAGCGTCGAGGACTACCGCAAGTTCCAGGACCAGCAGGCGGCGGCGCAGGCGGAGGCGTTCAACCTCGAATACCAGCGCCTGACCCCGCAGCCGATGGCGGCGGAGATGTATGGCGCGGTGGCGAACGCGGCGAAGTCGGTGCTGCCGGTGTTCGGGGGAGACGACGAAAACGAGGGATACCAGCGCCTGATCTACCAGTTGGAGCGGTGGGCCGAGGTGGAAGGCGCGCGGGCCGGGCGCGAGGGTGTCATCCCAGAGCAGGAGGTGCGGCAACAGGCCCGCATCCTTGCCTCGACTATCACCGGGGGCGGGCTGTCCGGGGTGAAGCGCATGGCGGTGGACTTCACCGGGCGAACAACCTCGACGCGTGACGACTTCGATCTGGCGACGGCCCGGCGGGACGCAAAAAGGGGCAAGTTCCAGATCAACGGGATGCTTGTCTCGGAGGCGCAACTGACCCAGGCCGAGAAGCGCGTTGGCGAGGAACTGGGCCCCGGCATCGACCCGGCGCTTCTGAGCCTGCATGTCCTGAACTACCTTGCCGCCGAGGCTGGCAACCCGATGGGGAACTGACGCATGGAAGATTTCTCGGCGGAACTGGCGTCGATCCTTGGCACCGACACGGGCAGCGAGCCGGTGACGGGAGGTGAGGCCTACCTCCAGAGGATCAAGCGCACCGAGAGTTATCGCAACGCCCACCTGCTGATGCTCAGTGGCGATGACCCGGCGCTCGTGGGCGAGGCGGTGCAGATTTCCAGGCGCACCGGCTATCATCCTGAACTGATCCTCGGGGACATGGACAAGTACCGCGAGGAACTGGAGATCATAGACACGGCGGACGCGATGTATGGCGCGCCGGCTCTGAGCAAGTGGATCAATGACGACCCGCTGAACCTCGGGCTGGCGAAGGGCGAGGTGGACAACCTTGCGGGCATCGAACGCTTCCTCCAGTCGCAGTTCGGGCTCGGATTGCAACAGGGTGTCGAGACGGGCAAACTGATCGGTACATCGGCGCTGTCTGCCCCGGTGCAGTCGATCCAGTTGGACCTGACGGACACTGTGTCGGATCTCGCCACGGCCTCGGCCATGTGGGCGCAGATCGCCGCGCGCGAGGGCGTGAACCCGCTGGAGGCCGGGCTTCTCGACATCCCGCAGGGGGCGTCCGCGTGGAGGGAGATCAGCGACGAACTGGGGCTTGATGTCCGTACACCGCGCGGACAGGCGATCTACAATGCGCTTCTCTACCCGGAGCAGCGGCAGTCCATCATCGAGGAGGTGACGCAGCAACTCGCCTCGACCGAGGGGGTGGTCGACCAACTCGGGCTGGCGATGGAGCAGTTCCGGCGCAACATGCTGGAGACGCAGGGCCGCACGCCGAACTTCACCGACATCGATGACATTGCCTCGTTCGCAGACTGGCTGGCCTACAGCACCGGGCAGGCGGTGCCCCTGCTCGCCGCCGGGATCGCCGCAAGCCTGACCGGCGGGACGGCGGGCACGCTGGCCTTCGGCTACACGATGGGCGTGGGCGATGTGAACGCCGAACTGCTGGAGCAGGGCATCAACGACCCGGCGATGGCCTTCCTCGCTGCCGTGCCCTATGCGGCGCTGGAGCGGATCGGCGCCCCGCCCCAAGTCGCGGCGGCCCTGCGTGGCGTGGCCCCCGAGGTGCTGCAAGGCGCCTTCAAGCGGTGGGCTGTCCGCAAGGGGGTGCAGGTCAGCAAGGCCGCGTTCGGCGAGTTCGTGAACGAGGCCGGGCAGGCGGTGATCGCCGATTATGCCGTGGACTTCGCCGGGGGCGAGGATGTCACCCTCGACAGCGAGCAGTTCCTGTCATGGTTCAACGAGGGCATGGCCGGTGCCGCTGGTGGTGCCGCGATCTCGGTGTTCACGCCGGCGCCCCCGGCGGGTGATGCGCCCCCGACGCCCGAAGCCAGCGAACCCCGCCCCGTGCCGCCCGCGCCGCCCCGCCCCAGCCCGGAACAGGCTGTCCGCTACCAGAACGCGGGGACCACGGCGGAAACCCTGGGCCGCCTCGACGCTCTGGCACAGGCCTCCAACACCCGCACGGTGGCGCCGGAACGCTTCGAGGGGCTGATTGCCGGGATCACCAATGGCGAGACGGCAGTCTATGTCCCTGCCGAAGACTTGCGGGAATATGCCCAGTCGGCGGGGATCAACATCACGGACCTTGGGGTGGACCGTGGGGAATTGAGCGTGGCGGCCAGCACCGGGAACCTGGTTGCGGTCCCGATCGAGCGCTACCTGACGCGGGTGACGGGCACGGACGCGGCGCCGTGGTTTGCCGAGAACGCGGTGCTGGACCCGCTGCGGGAGATGTCGCTGGCCGAGCAGCGCCGGGACGGGGAGCGCATCCTTGCCGAGGCGCGCGAGGAGGTGGCGAAGATACAGGGGCAGCTGGATCAGTTGGCCGAGGGCGAGGGTCGCATCTACGAGACGGTGCGCAGCCAGTTGGTGGAGGCGGGCCGGACGCTTGACGTTGCGTCGAGCGAGGCGACGTTCTTCACGGCGTTCTTCCGGTCAATGGCAAGCCGGTATGGCGGGGATGCCTACAGCTTGTTCGAGCGGTTCGCAGTGCGAGTGCAGTCCGGGCAGGGCGTAATGCGGGAAGGTGCCGATGGGGCGACCTTAATGCAGGATGGCGACGTGCGCGCTCCTGAGTTCCGCGCGTGGTTCGGCGACAGCAAGGTGGTGGACGAGAACGGCGAGCCGCTGGTGGTGTATCATGGGACGCCGGGGGACTTCTCGCGCGCGAATGCCCGTTTCCGCACCGATGCGGTGGGCTCCGGTGCTGGAGACTACTCGGGCAGGGGATACTATTTCACGCCCGACCCACTGGAAGCGCAAGAGTATGGCCCCAACGTGGTCCCAACCTACCTGTCGCTTCAGAACCCTTATGTGCATTACCTTCGGGACTACAACTGGCGGGCTCCGGAGGACTGGTCCGAAAACCTGAAGTCTCAGGGGTACGACGGCGTGATCGTTCGCGTGCGTGACGTGGATGATGTCACGGGGGAAGTGGCTGACGACTGGATCAAGGAGATCGTCGCCTTCTCCCCCACGCAGATCAAGTCCGTCAACAACCGGGGCACCTTCGACCCCGACGACCCGCGCATCCTGTATCAGTTCGCAGGCCCTCAATCCCAGACCGCCGACATACACGCCCTTGCAAGAGCAAAGGACATGATCGAAGCGGGCGCAGACGTGGAACAGGTTCGCCGCGAAACCGGCTGGTTCCGTGGCGCAGATGGCAAGTGGCGCTACGAGATCAGTGACAAGGATGCCTCTATTGATGACGCGGTAAGGCAAGAAATTCTGCCCCCTTCTGATAAGGGGGCGGAAGCGCTGTCCGAATGGTGGTCTGACTACGAAAACCTCTTTGCTGAGGATGGCATCCCTCTTGGCGATATTTTGGAGCATGACCGCCTCTATGCGGCATATCCCGATCTTAGGCTGATCCCCATCAAACTCGATAACGGGTTGACGGCTTGGGGGCAGGTTGATGGATATGGGGCCGAAATGACCCTAAATCCTGCGAGGATTAAGTCCGAAGGTGGCGACCTTCTTTCCACGATCCTTCATGAGGTCCAGCACCTGATCCAGCGGCGCGAAGGCTTCGCGCGAGGCGGCAGTCAGAAAATGTCTGGGCACGTCCGTGACGCCCTCAGAAAACTCGTGACCCTGAAAGAGGGGGAGGTTTCGCGGTTTGAGCGTGATTATCAAGACCTTTTCCGTCAGGCCAACGAAGCGCGAAGGATGGTCGGATATGCCAGCATGTATCAGGATTTCAACCGCCTAATCGACTATTCCCGCATGGATCGCCCGTCGGGGGTGTTCCGCCATATCCGCAATGCGACCAGCTGGTTCTACACGCCCATAATCCAAGAGAACAAGGATCTGCGCCTGCGGGCAAACGAACTGAACCGGGCGCTATACACGCTGCCGCGCCGTGGTGCGCGCCGCAATCAGTTTCTGCGCCAGTTTTCGTTTGATCTGGCGCAACTCTTGCGTGACGCCGTTCCGCCCGATCGCTGGGCGCTAATGCAGAATGATCCGCGCAAGACAACCTCGATGATCAAAGCCTTTGAGCGCGAGGCGTCCAAGGCCAGCGCGAGGCTGAAACCGCACTATGATCTGACCAAGGACGCGCGCCTCGCCAAGTCGCAGTTCGAGGCCAACCAATACCGTTCCCCGTTCGAAATCTATCAACTGCTGGCCGGTGAGATCGAGGCGCGCAACACACAGAACCGGGCGCAGATGACCGATGAGGAGCGCCGCAACACGCCGCCCGAAGCGACGATGGACCGTCGTGCTGGCGGCGCTCGCCGCCAAGTTTTCACCAACGATGTGATCGTCGTCATGCAGAGCGGCGAAATCGAAACCCCGTTCATTGCAAACATGGAAGAAGCCGCGCCCGCAGCGCGAACGCTGTATCAGGACGACAGCACCAAGGGCCCGCGAGGCAACGTCCAGTTCCCCGCCGCCGGGCTAGAGCGCGGCACGACCGTCATCAACCTTTTCGAGGGGCGCGATCTTTCGACGCTGATCCACGAAAGCGGGCACTATTTCTACGAGGTGTTTTCTGCGCTGGCGTCCGAAGCCGATGCCCCGCAGCAGATGAAGGACGACCTCGCCAAGTTGCAGGCGTGGATGGGTGTCGAGCCGGGCGCCACGCCATCGACCGAGGCGCACGAGACGATGGCGCGCGGCATGGAGCGCTACGTCATGGAGGGCAAGGCCCCGAGCGCCGAACTGGCCTCGGTCTTCGGGCGGTTCCGGGCATGGCTGACCCAGATTTACCGCACGGTGCGGGGCCTGAACGTGCAACTCGATGATGAGGTGCGGGGCGTCTTCGACCGGATGCTGGCGACCGACGAGGAAATCCAGCAGGTGCAGTCCGACATGGCGATGTCGCCGCTGTTCGCCGATGCCCCGGCGGGTATGAGTGAACCGGCTTGGGGCACCTACCAACGGATCGCGCAGGAGCGGGAGGAAACCGCGCGGACGGCGCTGCTGACCCGCAAGCTGGAGGAAATCCGCAAGCGCCGGGAAGCGTGGTGGAAGGATGAGCGCGCCGCCCAGGTGCAAGCCGCGATGGATCGGCTGGGCGCAGACCGGGTGTATCGCGCCATCGAGATGCTCGCCAATGGCCGGTGGCTGGGCGAGGAGGGCGAGGGTGCCGAGATCCCCGACGTGCGGATCGACCGCGCCGCGCTGGTGGACATGTTCGGGGAGGATGTCCTCAAGGATCTGGCTCCAGCCAAGTTCGGCATGACCAAGGCCACCTACACCACGGCCAAGCATACGGATGGGATCAGCCCCGAGGAGGCGGCGGAACTGTTCGGCTTCCGCGATGCGCAGGACATGGTCAACCAGTTGCGCGGCGCCGGGAGCCGGAAGGCGAAGGCCGAGGCGGAGGCCGACAAGCTGATGGCCGAGCGTTACCCCGACGTGATGGACGAGGGCGACATGCGCGCCGAGGCGCTGGACGCGGCACACAGCGATGCGCAGGCAGAGATGACGCTCCTCGAACTGCGGCACATCACCGACCAGCGCGGCGCGGATGCCAGTCGCACTGCCCGGAGCCAGACGCTGCGGGCGTTCCAGTTGCGCGCGCGGGCCATGATCGGCCAGATGCGGGTGCAGCACGCCATGAAGCCGGACAGCTTCTTGCAGGCCGAGCGCCGGGCGGCCAAGGCGGCGGAGCGGGCGTTCGCGCGTGCGGCCAGGGGCGGCGCCGGGGCGCAGCAGGCGCTGGCGGAGGCGCAGCAGGCAAAGGAGCAGCAGCTTCTGAACCAGTACCTGTACCGCGAGGCGCGAGAGTTGCAGGCGCTGGTGGACCGCAAACGGGCCGAGATGCGCAAGATGGTCACGTCGCCGGACATGCGCAAGAAGATCGGCTCGCCGCACATCGAGCAGATCGAGGCGATCCTGGAGGACTACGAATTCCGGGGGCGAAGCCAGAAGGCCATCGATCGGACGCAGGCCTATGCCGAGTACGTCGCGCAGATGGAGGCGGAAGGGCGCATCGCGGAGTTGCGGGTGAACCCGGAACTTCTGGCGGAGGCCCGGCGCAAGCACTACACCCGTCTGACGGCGGACGAAATCCGGGGCGTGTTCGACGCGGTGGACAACATCGCGCATATTGGCCGGCGCACGCGGGAGGTGGTGACGGCCCGGCGCAAGCGGCTCCTGGCGGAATCCGCCGACCGGGTGGCGGGCCAGATCAGGCGAAACCAGAAAGCGAAGGACACCCCCCGCTCCGGCGTGGTGAAGGGGTTCGTGAACCTCCTGAGCCGGATCGACACCATCGCTGTGCGGATGGACGGGGGTGAGGAGTTCGGCGCATTCCACGACGAGATCAAGCGCGACATCGACGAGGCCCAGGGCGAAGAGCAGCGCCAGACGGTCGAGGCGATGGAGCGGCTAGAGGCGATATTCCTGGCGCACTACAGCCGGGCGGAACTGAAGGCGCTCGGCAAGAAGAAGTCGGTGAACGGTCGCCTGTGGTCGCGCGAGCAGATCATCACGATGGCGTTGAACACCGGGACCGAGAGCAACTATCAGCGCCTGCTGGACCCGCGCGTGCCCGACAAGCAGCGGCTGACCACACAGGAACTGGACGCGCTGCTCGCCACGCTGGACGAGCGGGATTGGCGGTTCGTTCAGGACGTGTGGGACTTCAACGAAAGTTTCTGGCCCGCGCTGTCCGAGGTCGAGCAGCGCCGCACCGGGGTCCGCCCCAAGAAGGTGGCGGGCAAGCCCATGTGGCCGGGAGCGCCTGCCTTCGTGAAAGGCGGCTACCACCGGCTGTTCTATGACAGTTCGCAATCTGGCAAGGCCGCGGCAGACGAGGAGCAGCGCTCTCTCTACGAGGGCATGTCCGCGGGCTGGGGCGCGAAGGCCCAGGTCGGCAACGGCATGACGGTTTCGCGGATGGAGAATGCCAACGGGCGGCCCGTGCTGCTGGAGTTCTCGACCATCCCGCGCGCGATGCGGGAAACCGTCCGGCTGATCACCCTCTCGGAAGCGGTGGACGCAGCCGACCGCATCCTGCGCACGGCGGCAGTCCGCACCGCGATGGAGGACACCGGCAACCTCGACACCCTGAACACACTGAACCTCTGGCTCCGGGACGTGGCGTCTGGCCCGATCTACAACACCGACGTGGTGAACCGTGCGGCACGGCTCCTGAAGAACAATTTCACGCTCGCACGACTGGCGTTCAACATGAAGACGGTGGTGTTGCAGGCGACGGGCCTGTCGCAGGCGTCGGTGACCATCGGGCACAAGAACATGGTGATGGGGCTGGCGAAGTATGCGCGGCACCCGGTGGAGACGCAGCGCGCGATCCTCGCCAAGTCGCCCTTCATGCAGGAGCGGCAGTCTACGTTCCAGAAGGACGTCTACGACTTTCGGAACAGCCAGAAGGTGGCAAGCCCGGTGCTGACCGGGGCCAGCCGGGGGATGGACCTGATCTCCAAGGCGGGCTTCTGGCCCATCGTGGCGATGCAGTTCAACGTGGTGGACGTGCCGGTGTGGCTCGGCGCCTACGAGGGCGCACTGGCCGAGGGCAAGAGCGAACAGGACGCTATCTATGTTGCGGATCGCATGGTGGCCCGGTCGCAGGACAGTGGCCTGATGGCGGATCGCTCGGCGGTGGAGCGCGGAACGCTGAACGCCAACACGCGGCAGGCGGACTTCGTGCGCATGTTCACCACGCTGGGCGGCTACATGCTGACCAAGATGAACCGGGCGAACGTGGAGATCCTGCGCCGGTCCATGCAGATCAGGGAGGCGGACAGCCCGGCCCTGCGGGTGGGGCTGGCGATGCGGCTCGCCTCCGACCTGCTGATCCTCTACGCCTTCGAGGCGGCAGCGATCGGTCTGATGTACTCCTGGATGACGGACGAGGACGAGCCGGAAGACTTGCGCGACCTGATCGTCAAGGAGACCGGGTTCGCGCTGGTGGGCGGTGTGCCGTTCGTGAAGGACGCGGCCAACGCCTTCCTTGGGTTCGACGCGGGCGGGGTCTACGGCACCGGGATGGGGAGCCTGGGGAAGGCCTACACCCAGTGGGCCCAGGGAGAGGTGGACGACAGCGCGCTGCGGGCCACGCTGGACCTGATCGGCACCGGCACCGGCCTTCCGACGACGGCCACCTATCGCATCCTCGAGCAGTTCGTGGGTGACGACGAGTTCTCCGGCGCGGAAATGTTGTTCGGATCGAACCCGCTGACCCGCTGACCATAATTCGGGGCGGGGTCGGGGGTTATACTGGGCGCGAAGGAGACCGGGATGCACGTCAAAAAGCAGTTGTTCGGCCTTGTCCGTGATGCGACGGGGCGCCCCAAGGTGGATGGCGACCCGCGCGACCTGCCCCCGCAGATCAAGGCGATGCTGACGCCCGCTGACCGGCAGTATCTCGGCATGAGCGAGGACGACTAGATGGCCATCACCCTGACGACCGCCGCCCGCAACGCCGCCTGCGATGCCATCGTTGACCTGATCGACGCTGGCACCGGGGCGGGCACCATCGAACTGAAGTCTGCCGCATCGACCGTGGCGGGCACCAGCGAGGTCGCGACCTTGACGTTCAGCGATCCTGCCTTCGGCGCGGCCAGTTCGGGGGTT